TTGCTCTGGAAGTGCCATGTTGAACGCTCCTATCGGTGTGCGTGATTAGACGGCGAGTTCATCTTAACTTTGCCGCTACTGCAGGGGTTTCTTTGGCGAAATCAATGAGTTCGACCAACATCTGGCAGCGCCCCTGAAACACTGCCGGATTATCTACTGCATAGGGTAGCCGCTTGATCTCATGCGCAAGCACACCTTCCATCCACGCCAGAAGCTCTGGGTGTTGCCGGACTGCTTGTGCCAGTCCTTTGATGATTTGTGGCTCAGGCTTGATCATGCAGCCCTCCCAACTGTGTTGGCTTCTTGTCCGCCTTTGGGAGTACCGTCAGGCTGCGTCGGTGTACCTTGCGGGGCTTGAGCTTGTTGCTGCGCTGCAGCAGCCNTCGCCCTCGCTTGAATACGACCTTGGTAGTCTGACTTCTCCCGAGATGGAACAACGTCCTCCACAGGCATTTGCAACCCTTTAGCCACCTCACGAAGAATGGTGGCACGTCCTTCCTTGCCGAGAATCTCAAGATCAACGGGGTTGGCGGTTGCGTTAAGGAACTCGATACGGCGAATGTTGACCGTCTCCTTGACTGCGAGGTTAATCGCACCCTTGGCTACAACCTCAACATCACCTTTAATTGCTTCGTCTTCATCGTAGCGCATGTTGTACACAAACTGGCGCATGACGATGGGTTTGACCACATCGGTGTCGATGTGCATGACGACTTGGCGGATGCCCTTGCCTGCGGCACCCATCAGCATAGACAAACCGGACGAGGTACGCCCAGCGCCTTGCACGTTCAAATCGCCATACACATAGGCAGGGATGCCTGAATGGTCATCAGCCAGACGGCTGAACTTCTCATAGACTGCCATCAACTCACTGGCTCGTGAATCCGGCTGCGTAAACCGGATCGCCGGTGCGCTCGAACCCACAGGATCGTTAATGGTCTGCCAAATCTTCCAAGGGGTAAGCGTGGTGATATCTTCGTTTGGCGGCAGGCGCTCGACGTTGACTTCCACCTGAGGACCAGAGGAGATGCCCATGTTGTTCACAAGGGCACGAGCAGCAGCGTTGCACACGCTTTGCAAATCCTCGATGATCTCAGGNATGCCCTTGCCCCAGAACGCTCCGGGACACTTGATAAACGAAGTCTTGGCATAGGGTTTCTCACCCAGCGGNTCNTAGTTCAACACCGCCTTGATGACATAGTTCCCCACCAACCAGACGTTTGCGTCGTACTCACGGGCTTCATCAGGCACGTCTTCCTCAGACAAGCCCCACTCCAGCAGCATCTTGCCACTGACTTTACCCCAGAACTCAAGGGCATCATATTCAGTCGTCGGGCGCATATACGCATAGTACTTGCGCTCCTCCTCATCCTTCTGAAGCTCCACGTCCTCATTGATCCAAGACGTGCCGTTGCCTTCATCCAGAATCTTGCGGATGGCATCCTCATCATACCCGGGCACACCGATCAGGTCGGACAACTCCATGCGGGTCATGCGGTGCAGTTCGAAGATATAACCTTCGTTGATGTCGCTGATACCCGGTTCAGGGTAGATACGGAACGGGTCAACCCGCTCGTACTCAGGAGCCAAACGCTCGATGGGTTCCACAACGGTACGCCCCGTGGCGTCTGTCTTCCAACCAAGTGCACGTTGACGGCGCACGATCGGACCCTTGATAAACGCTAGCGGGGTAAGTGACCAGATCAGTGATGAAGTCGTNNAACGAGGACTCCCAGCCGCCTTCGGGCGAACTGGTCTTGAATCTTCATCTTCATCTTGTCGGCACGAGACTGTGCCTCACGCATGATCGAGAAGCGGTAGTCCTGCGACACCATCTCTTTCAGTTCACGCATTTCCTCGGTGTTGGGCGCTTTGCCGTANTCCTCAACGATCTTCAGCACCCGCTCTGCAAACATGCCTTGGACTTCCTTGGCTTGNGCAGGGCTAAGATCAGGGATGGGTGTGGCGTGTAAGTCCCACGGAGGGGAGCCGTTGTCAAGCAAGATATCCCGCAGCCAGCTTTCAGCCGCACGGCACTTGACCTCGGTGATCATCATGTAAATTTCAGAGCCACCTTGACCACGAATTTGTTGCAGTTTGTCTGCATCATACTCGCCGTTGCGCTGGCGCATGGCATCCAGCATCTTGTACTCGATGGGGCGCTTGGCAAGACGGGCAACATCCCAGCACTGACGCAAATACCCCGCCAACCCTAGGATCACCGGCTGATTCTGTCGCTCCTGCAATGCTCGATTCGTCGCCTCTTGCTCTTGCTTGGCAAGATCGGAATTGCTCACTATCCGCAGGAATGACAAGCCAGCCATGTTATTTGCTCATCTTCTTGATTGCTTTGGCACCGGCTTTCACCACGTCAACNTTGTCAGGCATGTACATCGTATCTTTGCCCACAATGTCAAACGCATGGTCACANGANTANCCTTNGTTNACNAGCTTGNCAGCAGCCTTCATATTCGCNGAGTTGGTCAATGCGTTGACCTTACCCATACCATACTCACCAGCTTGTTCGCTGACGGCTTCCTCGTAGAAATACCCACCNGACTTNGNCTTGGANCCAATCTGGTTGCCGAGCTTACCGTAGACAGGCGACGCAGCAGAGACACCACTGGTATCCATCTTGGGATTTGTTGAGTAAACCGTGGATGTTTTGGTAGCCATTTACACTCCCCCTAGTTTAGGGTATTGCAATAAGTGTACACGAGATTTGGAAAAAAGAAACCCCCGGAGCAAGCTCAACGGGGGCGAACCCTCNAGGGAGAGGGAGAAGGGACAACTGCTAAAGGAGGAGCAGTGAAAATAGTGTATCACGTCCAACCCAATGCGGGAACCCGTTTGATCTCACGCCGCAAGTTCATCTGGTGCCCTTCGCTGGCGTTGCCTATGTGCAACATTAGATATTGCAAAGCTTCAGCACAGTTGGAAACCCATACCCCATTAGCGTAAAAACTATGTGCTTGGTCCACGGTCAGGTCGTATACGCGCCTTGGCTGTTGATGACTGATGGACACGCCTACAATCCGTGCCGTCAGGTTTTAGTTTTCCGGTAGCGTATTAACTCGGAAATCGTTTCCACATACAACGCACTGACGGGTCTTGTCATCAACCCCACTGGCAACCCTCGCTGCTGTCTGACATGCAGGACTGCAATATCCTCGCTTGTTTGTTCCACGAAGTCGTTCAAATGCGACACCGCAGTGGACACAGGCGTACTGCTCAGGCTCTCTGCTTTCCCAGCTTGCTCGTCCTTGCTCTGACAACTTGCGCTGTCCTTCCTCGGTCTTAGCAAACTCTCGATGCCATTGTGCAGCAGCTTCCCTAGCTTTTTCCAACCCCGGTTTATACCAACCTGCTTTGTTCTTGCTGCGGTGCGCCATGTGGTGCTTGGCATGTTCGGATTTACTGAGCAGCTCAAGGTTCTCAACGGCGTTATTAGACCGGTCATGATCTTTGTGGTGAACGCACATATCTTCCGGAATGGCGCCGTGATAGTATTCCCAAACATCTTGGTGCATGTACTTTCCGCCGTGCCGAGCGTAGTCAGCTTTGTAGTACCCGGTTGGCTTGCGGTAGTATCGTTTTCCATTGAACTCTTGGACAACCCATTTTCTAGCAGGCATTTGTTTTCTCCGAAGCTATACAGTACATCAGTATACTGTAAGTCCTCAGCAAGAACAATACCTCGCTCGGTATAAAACGGATGATCTATTGTGCAAGTGATTGTAGTATCGTCTTCCAGTCTGATCGTAATAAGCGTAGTCGTCCTATGGCTCATCGTTGCTGTGACTAGCTGCACCCCAAATGGTGTGTTAACCATGTCGCCAACATAAATATCCTCGATGGGTATGTCTCCTACAGGCGTTGACACCAGTGTTCCACCAACAAAACAGTGCGAGTGTTTGTTCTTGTCGATATCCCCATCACCTTTGGGTTTGTACCTATAACCGCCCATCATGGCAGCTTTGAGTTGTGTGCACCGTGGATCGACAAGAAACGCCGGGTCTCCGTCTACTTGACGCATGAGGTACTCATCGACTGCGTTGATCCGGGCTGACACGTTGTTGGTCTTGGCAGGGATGAC